CAAAAGGGGAATCATTCTTTGTACCCCGTACGGCCCTTCATAAGATTACGAATACCCATCTAAATGAAACTTTGATTGCCATTGAGGTTCAGATGGGTGATATATGCAGTGAAGAAGATATTGTTAGGTGCTAAGGAGATAAAATGTCAGCATTGATGGATAAGATTAAGAAGAATACGACTATTATGGGCACAGCAATGCTCAAAGAGTCGAAGATTTTTGGCAACAAAGATATGATCACTACTCCTGTGCCAATGATCAACGTTGCATTAGGCGGAGATATTGACGGCGGTCTTACACCGGGTCTAACTGTTCTTGCAGGCCCGTCGAAGCACTTCAAGACTTTGTTTGCTCTTGTTATGGGTGCAGCATTCTTGAAGAAGTATGAAGATGGTGTAGTTCTGTTTTACGATTCTGAGTTTGGTACTCCAATCAAGTATTTCGAATCACTTAACATTGATATGAGCCGAGTTATTCATACTCCGATCACCGACATTGAACTTCTGAAGCAGGACGTTATGGTTCAGCTTAAGGGATTTGATCGCAAAGATAAGGTGATGATCATTGTCGATTCTGTCGGCAACCTCGCTTCTAAGAAAGAAGTTGATGATGCACTTGACGGCAAGACAGTTGTTGACATGACTCGCGCAAAGGCAATGAAGTCTTTGTTCCGCATGGTCACACCGCATCTGACGATCAAAGATATTCCTATGGTCACGATCAATCACACATATCAGACATTGGAGATGTTCTCTAAGGCTGTCGTGTCTGGTGGTACTGGTATCTATTATTCGGCTGATACGATTTGGATCATCGGCCGTCAGCAGGACAAAGACGATAAGACAAAGCAGATCGACGGATATCACTTCATCATTAACATTGAGAAGTCCCGATATGTTCGTGAGAAGTCTAAGATTCCTATCTCTGTTTCATACGAACAGGGTATTAACAAATGGTCTGGCTTCCTCGAACTTGCACTTGAAGCAAAGGTCATCGCAAAGCCTCTTGCTGGTCGATTTGAACGTATTGATGAAAATGGAGTGTTCTTTGGTCCTCGCTACAAGGAAGAAGAAATCATCTCCAATGACGCATTCTGGGAAGATATTTTAAAGACCACTGGCTTCCGTGATTGGATTCGTGAGAAGTATTCCGTTGCTGGTGCCGGCAGTCTCATTCAAAATAGTTCTGAAGAGGTGGGAGAAGACGAATGAGTGTCGGTAAATTATACAAGTTCCGTGATGATTTAAAGCAATACGATACTGTGCCTATTGAATTATTGACAGAGAAGTATCAAGGTGTTATACTGCGATACACAAATGTCAGCGTGAAAGAGCTGGAAGATAATTCAGCTAGCCTTATTTTTGGATATGATCTGGTCGAAATGGGCAAACACACTGAAACCAATCTGCGTCGGAGTAAAGACTTCGATCAGCATATTGGAATAATTCTCAACGAAATGATTCTAGAGGTAGTAGACGATGACATTGCAAAATCAAAGCTTGGAAAAGACGATACTGAAGAGTTTGTTGAGGAGTGAAGACTATACTCGTAAGGTATTGCCTTATCTAAAGCCTGAATACTTCTTAACTGAAGAAGATCGAATCGTCTATAAAGAAATTCAAAGCTTTATCCTTAAATACAATCAAGTTCCTAATCGCTCTGCATTGTTGATTGAAATTGATGCCCTTAAAAATATAAAAGAAGATCAGGTTAAGTCGATTACAGAATTTCTAGATTCGGTTAAGACGAACACTGATACTCCGAATGAACAGTGGCTTGTCGATAGTACTGAAAAGTTTTGTCAAGAGAAGGCTCTGTATCATGCTATCATGTCCTCAATCGAAATCATGAACAACAAGAATGGCTCCCTCACAACGGGGGCCATTCCTTCCATTCTTTCGGATGCTCTGGCTGTATCGTTTGATCCAAATGTTGGTCACGACTATCTTGAAGATTTTGATAAGCGATATGATTACTATCACCGAGTACTAGAGAAGATTCCGTTTGATCTAGAGTTCTTCAATAAGATCACTAAGAATGGTCTGCCGAAGAAGACTTTGAATATCGCACTGGCTGGTACTGGTGTTGGTAAGTCTTTGTTCATGTGTCATGTTGCGGCTTCTGCTCTCAATCAAGGCAAGAATGTATTGTATATCACTCTTGAGTTGGCCGAAGAAGAAGTCGCAAAGCGTATCGATGCCAATCTCATGAACATTACATTTGAAGACCTGATGGCTCTTCCAAAAGACATGTATGAGAAGAAAGCATCTGTGCTTAAATCTAAGACAAACGGTAAGCTGATTGTCAAAGAGTATCCGACTGCTGGCGCATCTTCAATGCATTTCAAAGCACTATTGAATGAGTTGAACTTAAAGAAATCATTTAGACCAGATATCATCTTTGTTGACTATCTGAATATCTGTATGTCTTCGCGTGTGAAGCCTGGTTCCAATATTAACTCATATACATATGTTAAGTCCATTGCTGAAGAGCTACGTGGTCTTGCCGTAGAGTTTGAAGTTCCATTGGTATCAGCTACACAAACAACCAGAAGCGGCTTTACATCTTCCGATGTTGGCCTTGAAGATACTTCTGAATCATTTGGTCTGCCAGCAACGGCCGACTTCATGTTTGCATTGATATCTACCGAAGAACTACAAGAGCTTGGTCAAATTATGGTAAAGCAATTGAAGAACCGATACAATGATCCTACAATGAATAAAAGATTTGTTGTTGGTATTGACAGATCAAAGATGAAGTTGTATGATGTGGAGAATTCGGCTCAGATAGATATTGTAGATAGTGGGCAGACTTCTAATGCGCCTAAGATTCCACAAAAACAATTTGGAAACAACAAAGACAAGTTCAAAGGATTCAAAGTATGAAGATGACCAAGTATGATGTAACTCCGTTTAAGGACAATCACGACTATATGTGGGCAGTCTATGAACTGGCTACCGAACAAGTGATCGATACTTTCTATTTTGAAGATGACGCAAATGCCTTCGCCAAGATACTAGACCGAGGTCACGGTTTCGCTGGATGGACACCGAACTTTATTCTAACTAAGGTTGTAGTCAAAGAAGATATCAACCAGAAGTTTAACCAGCTATTCAAGGCGTAACCTCTTCCAATATGACTTTCTGAGTGGAGAGCGTTTCCGAAGCTTCGGAGGCGCTTTTCTGGTCTGGGCCGCTATGTCTGCCTCTCGCCAGACGGAGACGCTCCACGCGCGTCCAGGCGCGTGCGGAAAAACACTAATGAAATCAAAGGCTTATGATATGCACATGGCACATAAGGGCCATGCATTATCCGACATTGAAAAGAGAGGGTCGCATCACTATATCCAGTACATGAGACACGGTGATACGTTCAGACAAGACATGCGTTCAGTGCATAGCAGACATGCATTTGCTGCTCTTGAAAAATCGACTTGCCGATCTTATCTATAGTATATGACAACGGAGACTACCATGACCCTCGCTGAACACCTTGCCGCTCTTAACGCTGAGAAGCGGGCTTGGGTGGCTGAAGATCCTGATAATCGCTGGACTGGTCTTTATGTCGAGGAACTCGATTTCTGGGCTGAGATGGGTGTCACTACCGTGGCTCAGTTCAAGCGATACGAAAACGAAAGTTTCTTCTGGGAGATGTACAAGGACGTTACGGGTTGTCGCCCGCGCCACATCAACCTCAAGGACATGTCCGACGAGGAACTGGAACATGAGATTAACCTTCTCAGCCGCATGATGGAAGATGAAATCAAGCGCGAGGAAGAATGGCGCGCTCAGGAGATGATCTTCATTCAGGAAGACGCTGAGGAAGAAAACATCAAGCGCGATGAAGCTCCGCTTCCGATCGATTATGTGGCTCACAACTATCAGGATGGATGGCTCTAATGGCCCTTGAAATTTTTGTTCGCGTTTCGCTCTTTATTGCGGTGATCGCATATACCGTCTGGTTCTGGTCAACTGTTTATTCATGGGTACTCTAATGCTTAGATTTCTACTTGGTATGGTTCTGGGCGCTTCGGCCACGACTGGTCTTGGCTTACAGATTGTGATGGGTACCATCGGCTTCGGCTTCATGGCTTGGGGCTTCTATTCAATGCTTATGCATGGAGAATTGGAATAATGTTTAAAGTCTACAGTAAAGTCTACAGTGAAGCTCCTTACTCTCAGGGGTTCTCAATGACCTTCAATAACGGCTGGACTGTTTCTGTACAGTTCGGCAAGGCAAATTATGGAGGTAATGAAACGGGCGCCAATCATAGTAAGACGGCTGAGATTGCCGCTTGGGATCAAAATGATAATTGGTACAAGTTTGATAATAACGATACGGTAAAAGGCTGGTGTACCCCCGACGAGGTCGCTAAGTTTATTGAAACGATTTCTTTTAGGGAACCATAATGAATATTGAAATCAAAGGCAAGACCAAGCATATGTGTAAGGCGGAAATCAAGTTCGCTACCGCATTCTTTGCCAACTATGTGATGGGCGAAAAGATTGCCAAGAATCTTGATATTGAGATTCGGTTTGAGGATTTAGGCAATCTTGAAGGCGTCTGCAATCCTGTTGATGCTGAACGGCGACCTCGCTCATTTGAGATTGGTATGCGACCAAATATGCAGCGTTATAAGCTGCTCCAGTGCCTCGCACATGAAATGGTGCATGTGAAGCAGTATGCCCGTGGTGAATTGTTTAATGAGTTGATCACTGCGAAGTGGCAGGGAAAAACTTTCAAGCTGACTAATTCAATGGAAGACTATCTCAACTGGCCTTGGGAAATTGAAGCGTACGGTCGTGATCGTTCCCTCTACCTGTTCTATCAGGTGATGTTGAAGTCCGAGAAGGTCAAGTTCAAGAACGGAAAACTTTACATCGGTGGAAAGCTGATGCGTTTCAAGAAGCTTGACAAAACCGCTGGATAGTGCTAATATATAAACATGATGACAAAGCAACGGAATATTCAAGTCGGTGATCTGGTTCATGTTCGTACGGAATACAAGTACGGCGCAATTCACAACCGAGAT